CACTGGTCGCCAGTACCATCATTGGTTTCGTGTTGTGTTAAACTGAACCCGTCTGAAAATTGGGATGATCCGCCGATGTTAGCAATGCCACTGTTGTAGGCCAGCACCCCGTTAACGGTAACCTTTAGAAAGCCACCGTAAAAAGCACTGGTTGGTTTGGTCTCCACCTCGACATAATACCAGCCCGCCCCCGAGAAAACATCCACGGTTGTCGCATCTGTGTTGCTTTCTGTTACCAGGGATGTCCCGTTTGAGGCAACACCTATTTTTACCAGCCTAGCCCCGGCAGCCTGATTCCATTGAAAGAAATAGGAGGTGCCACCGCTGCCAGTTGGTATCTTAACTCGAAAACCAACAACGTAAGTTGGTAGGCTACCACTAGTGCCTTGGATTCTAAACTCAGGTGGTATCAGCATCCTAACACTGCGTAATTCAGCAGAGGGGTTATCACCGGCACGCAACGCGAGACCTACCGACTCGAAGTCGTTTATGAATGTAGGGCCGGTAGAGCTTTGAATATTGGTATACAGCGAGGTCCTCTTCTCTAGCAGAGCCTCCATGTCTGATGCTAGAGTCGAGGTCGGGCCGTATACTTCAAAGCCTTCGATTACCATGAAGGTCATAGTATTAGCCGCTTACGGTATAGGTGACTCGCAATACGTCGCCGTCAGTTGTGGACGCATTCGACGCAAACGCAGCGGTGGACCACAACGTACCGCCGGTACCGGACTTGGTGTTGTCGGAGGTCACGAAGATACCCTTGACCGTGACGGTCGCGCTCATCGTAAAGTCAACCGTCGCGCTGTTGGTAACAGCACGGGTCGCAGCGGCTCCAGCGGTCCACTCAGGGCGGGTAGCTTCATCATAGGAAGCGGTCTCCACCCAGCCAGCATGACTAGCCATGGTGTCAGCGGCGGCTAACGCACTGAAAGAGGCGTTGTTGATCAGGCCCATATACCAGGTGCTGATCTGCGTCCCACCGTTGAAGGTGGCGTCGAGCAGGTTCACGATACCAACATCGACGATACCATTAGGCAGGTCTCGGGTCCACTTTAACTGGCCATCTTTGTCAAAACATTGGACATTGAAGAAGCCCTTAGCAATTCTATCATTTTTCATAGTGTAAATGTCTTGCGACGAAGTTCTCTCTGGATTGAAAGGCCAACATCCCTTCCGGTCTGGCCGGGAACTTGGGAGCTGGAATTGACGTTAATATCCCCGATGTTGATCGTGGTTCCACCACTTCCCGCTGGTTGGGGCACAGACCCAGCGTTGATTGCTTGCAACTCAGAGAAAAAGTTTCTGGATTGTTTGGCGTTGGTAACCATTTCTCCTGGGGACAACATCGCGGAAACGGTATCTTGTCCACGTCCAATTGGACCTCCGCCTGCTCTATAGGTAACTTGTCCACCAGTCCTGGCATTCAGTTCAGCACCGCCACCACTAGAGCCCGCTCCCTGTGCCCTAGCGGAAGCGGCTGCTTGGGCAGCAGCCGCTGCTGCTACCGCCATGCGATTGAAAGCTCCCGTGGCTTGGTCTGCTGCCGTCTTTATGTTCTGAGTGGCGGAGACTACAGAACCTACCGGAGCGACAACAGACGTAGCCGCAGGACCAATGGCTTTGATTCCTTCTTCGGCTAAGGCAGCCTGTTTCACAGATTCCTTTATCTCGCGGGTCAGGGACGCGGTGGCTGTTAGGTCAATTTCTGGCTTTATTTCTGCTTCGCCAAGGGTCTCAATCAGTCGGTAGGCTTCATCGACTGCCTCTTGGTCAACTAGCGACTCGGCTTTGATATTGTCTAACTGTGCTTGAACTGCCTGGGCAACGGACTCAAAGGCTATCCGTGCATTCTCTTTTCGGGCCGGGTCTAAGAGGGGGTCGTCAATTAACGCGGCTATCTCGGGGGCGGCATCAATCAGGTTTGCCTTCATAGTAATGAGAGCCTGTTCCGAAGCCGCAGGAATCCTCTCAATCATGCTGTTGATTAGGCCGTCTACTAAACCACCTTCATTTACCTGCTTCCCTGCTTGCACCGCCTTAGCCGAGAATAGTTCAACTTCTGCAGCACTCCTTTGGACTGCCCTGGAGTAGCCGTCTTGAGTTGTTATGATGTCATTGAGAGAATTCCGGATTGCCTTAGTTTGAGCTACTGGGTCATTCGGATTTTTAGCCGCAGCCAGCCCGGCTGCGTTTCGAATTTCCTGGTTGGAAGAGTCGATAGCTGCTGCGTTAAAGTCTACGTTAGCTGTGAAATTCTTACCGCTCAACTGACTGTCGAATTCTGCGATAGCTTTAGAGAAGTCGTACTCGGCTTTCGATAGCCCAGACGCCAGGTCTTGGCTAAGCTTGCCTGCTGCTCCGTCTAGATTCAAAGCTTCCAACAGGGGGAGGTTGTCAAAGTTGGCTAACTCACTCTTGAATTTTTTGATATCTTTATTGGCCTGTTCTAGATCATCTCTAATCTTCTCAGGAGTCTTAACTAACCCTTCATTATCTGTCGTTGAGAGTAGTTTCTTTATCTCTTTAACGGTATTAACTTGCTCAGCACTAGCCCTCTGTGCTTCAATCGACCCTCTTGTTAACTCGCTAACGCTGGTAGACTTTGAGATACTTTGTATATTACGTTGGACTTGTGCTTGCGTCTGCATAGCGGCTAATACATCCCGCTCTGCCTGAGCCACTGCCGACGCATTCTTACCTCTATCGGCTGTGGATAGCGCAGCCTTAGCAGAGGCCAGCGCGGTCTTTGCCACCTCTTCCGCTTCCTTTTGAGACTCCTTACTTAGCCCAACATTATTGGCTGCCTGTTTGGCCCTTTGTAAGTCTGCATACGCCTTGTTCTGCTCCTTGACCAACCGTTGCTGGTCGGTCAACCCTCTGAGGGAGCGTTCAAAGTTAAAGTCGTCAGCATCCTTTTGCAAGTCTTTTATGTTTTGGGCGCTGTTAGCAATAGTATCATCAAGATCACTAATGGTCTTATCTATCTCCGATAGTAAACGTCCACGACCCTCAATGAATCTCTCAATGTCACCAGTAGCAGTATCCGATATCCTTTGTGTGTGGTCAGTGAATTGTTTAGCCAACTTGTCAAATGCTTTCCCAGAATCACTAACCAACCTGTTAAGAGAACTTCCCAAGTCTAGAAGGGAGTCAGCCAGTGCGTCAACCAGCACAACCTCGGCGTCGTCTATCAGGTCTATCTTGTACTGGGCCTTCGCTATCGCGCCAAGGTCGTCTCTAAGCGCACCCACCTTCAGTAGGTACGCTTCTACCGTATCGACAACCCATAAGGTGGCAAGAGCGGCGGTGACAAACCCCAGAACCGGAGTAAGGAGGACCAGAGCGGCAGTGACTCCAGCGGTGCTAAGGGCAAGAAGGGTGACGGCTGCCCCCGCCCCGAGTATGGCGAACTTAGCCGCCAAAGCGTTGGGCACTACTTCTTTGAATAACTGCAGAAGTTGCACCTTGATCTTCACCCCAACGTCTCCCAACTCGCTTAATATAACCTGAGACTCGACAAGAGACACTTGAAGTTTCTTGGCGTCCGTGTCATTGATTACTTTGATGGCCGCCGCAGCTCTACCTGCGGAGTTTGTTACCTCATCTATGGCTTGCATTACATCGGTGCCTCCTTCTGCGAGAAGGTTGAACACCCCGACGTTGGCTCTAATAGTACCGAACGCGGCAGCTATCTTCTGCGAGTCATTGTCTAAAGCTCCGGAGACCTCTTGCAGTGCTTGAATGAAGCCACCACTTCTGTTCACCAGCTCTTGAAACCCAGAGACTCCCAGGTCCCTAAAAACCTCCTTCAAAATTTTGGTGGGTTTAATCGTCTTGTTGAAAATGTTACGCAGTTGCGTAGTAGCAGTAGCCGCATTCGTACCTGTACGAGTGATCGCAGCTATAGAGCCCAGTGTTTCATCAAGGCTAACGCCCAACTGCCTACCAAGGTTGGCAATAGTACCTAGGCTGCTCTCCAAGTCCTTTAGTGTGATACGCCCAAAGTCAATAGCGGCGAAGAATTTATCGGCTATCTCCCCGGATTGATCGACGCTTAGCCCGAACCCTTTGATAGCGGACGAAGCTGCGTTGACAGCCGCACCGAGGTCCTCTCGCGTGACCCCAGCCAACTGGCCGATTGAACCCTTTAGCAGTGCAAACGTCTCCTCAGTTGTACCGAGATCATTCTGCATGGCTTGGAATACTGCCTGGCTTGTCTCTCCGAGGTCTTTGCCCAGTGTGATAGCTAGGTCCTTAACCTGAGCATCAAGACTCTCTAAACTTTCACCACTTGTGATATTAAAAATCTCAGCTATCTGTAGCTGGAATTCGGCGGCTTCCTCGGACGCCTTCTGAAAACCACCCGTGAGGGCAGTGATTCCTCTTACGACAACTTGGGTCTGTACAACTTTCGCCAGGGTACCATAAGATACAGTCAACGCACTAGACGACGCCTTTGCAGAGGCGGTCATCTGTTTGGTCGCAGCCGATGCTTTCTGAGCCGCTGCGGTGTACTGCGCCAGAGAGGCAGTAGCGGGGTTGAAGTTGATGAGGTCCTTATCGCCAAGCCTCACCATGGCTTCTATAGCTTTGTTGGCTTTCTTCAATGCAGTATCGAACTGGGCAAGCGTTTGAATTGCTCCCCCAGCGTCTAGTCCGATCTTTTGATTGATGTCAGCCATAATTATTTAGTAATAGTTACCGGGGGCAAGATGGTTGATGCGGTGTTCGCATAGTAGTTGAGCACTGCTGCGTTGGCGCGCTCCCCAATGTTGTATGGTCCTGGTTCCCTAAGACCCCAGATCACCCCACCTTCTCCTCTTGGAACGTTTCGTTGATCGTTGTCAATGAGATAACGCAAGGAGGTTTCATAGTAGAAGTTCCATGCTCCTGCCCTCGTACGCTCTAACCCTCCACGACTGTTCAGCCTGCCTAAGGCAATACGGTCGGGGGCGTCCTGGGCAAGAGATATTGGCACTGTCTCGCCAATAGCACTAGCGAGATTTTCAAATGTAGCCCTCGATGCCCCGGACCAACTAGGTACTCTCTCCAGTGCAGAGTTTAGCCAGATGCGAGCAGACTCCGCCACGGCTTCTTTGATGCGATTATCGAGATCGCTTAGGTACAGCCTTGGATCGAACCTCATTCGTTTTAGACCCATCCGGAACTTCATCATGACCTCTAATCTGTGAGTAGGCTAAAATCATTGCCTGGGTGATTACATCGCAATCATCCCAGGCTGATTTGACCTTTGGTGGTCTTACTCCGAGTCGTTCGCAAGCGGACCAGATGGCGTACTCGGCTGTACGATATCTTGGCCAGAGGATTCGAGCCGAGCCGCCGCCTGACCAAGTAGAAAAGATTCTCGGGCTGCCTTCAGCTTAGATTCGTCCAAGCTGTTTGCAGATAGAATGCACTGCAGCGTGCGATTTACTTCTGCCGAGCTGAAGCCAGCCGACTGAAGTTCCTCCTGCCACTTGGGCCAGGACGAAGGCTTATCCATCTTGACCTGGTCCCACTCAATGTTTGAGGGTGCAAGGCTTGTGACGCAAATATAGGCGAAACGTCGCTCACCCCAGCTTTCCAAGGCTTCCAAGTGTGAGGGGGCGTTGGCATCATCTACCGCGCCACCTTTTACAATCCGTTGTGGTGCCTTTGGGCGTGGACACACATCATCAAAATGCTGCATGTCACCACACGCGCGGGCGATGATGACAATATCCTCACCCATAGGACGTGGTAGCACAAGGACTTCCTCGCACACACCAGAAACTTCTTTACCACCAATTCTCATAATCCCCTCCACCGGGAAATGAAACACAAGAAAACGCTGCCCCCACAAGAGGGCAGCAACTAATTAACAGAGGTCTGAGCGCGTCGAGGTGATGCTTGTTGCGTTGCATTGGCCGGACACCGAAATCGAAGCATCGGCAACCGAATACTCAAGCGATTCGTAGCGGAAGTCGGGCATCAGGAAATCCTGGTCTTGGTCGGTACCGCAAGGGATGCAGTGCCGGACGTAAACGTCAACCGCGTAAGGTTCGCAAGGATCGGTTGCACTGTTGACCCACTCCGAAGCGCCACCAATTTTCTTGAGTGCTTCAACGGGGGTTACTGGTCGTCCAGACTGCGACGTGACGTACTCAAACGTAAAGGCCATATCAACCGAAATCGGCTGATCGTCTCCTTGTCGCACGGTATCAAGTCGGCTGCGGTCCAAGTCATAGATGAACTCACGCGACTCGCTCCAGCTCAAGTCGCCTTCGCCAACCTTGATCTCCAAGCGCTGCGGCAAGAAGGTGATAACTCCGTCATCGGCCAGTGCCGAGACAGCGGCGGGGGTGAAGACAATGTTGGTAACAGGTCCAGTGCCGTCCGACGGTGTGCGTGCAGTGACGGTGTAAATTTGCTCGTTGCCCGCGAGGGTAAACCTAGCGCCAACGGGGACGACCGTGGTGATCGCGGTGTTCAACACGACCGTGTCAATATCCACATTCAAGTCGGCAATGGCAACGCCAGCGGCGTCATTGACTGCGGCGGTACCAGCAAGTCCGTCTTGCAAGTAGATATTCGTATTTCGAAGTTCGATGCGGGCCATTAGGCTGTCTCTTTATCTAAGGGGTAAACTATTAGAGGGTCAATTCGTATTTGCCAATTACAGACACTTGGCGTATCTGCGTGTCTTTCTCAATGATGCCGTAAATGTTGGTGGACAACCAACTCTTAGACACTCTGTCCGGAGACAGACACCCTATGAGAGAGTCGTCCTCTCCCCACTTGTTGATAGGTAAAGCACCAGCCAACACTTGAGCTAACCTACCGGACACGTTGAATAGGCTGTAGGTCGCCTTAGTTGTCCTCGGTAGCTCAGTAACCATAAGGAACACTTCCAATCGGTACAAGTCCTGTCCGGCCCCTGGGTAATATCCTGGGCCGTTGATTCTTAGTAGGACGGAGTTTGTACTGAAGGCGGAAGCGATCTCTTGATTTACACCCTCTACATAGAACTTGTACGCCGGGAACTCCTCGACTACAGGTTTTATAGTGAGGGCCAGCGAGCTGTGCAGGTATCTTACCAGGTCGGGATTATACTGCGTCACTGCTGGCTCCCTGGTTAACAATGCCGGTATTGGATGCTGTCAGCTCTAGTCCGTCTCCAGGGCCCTCTACTCGCTTTGCTGCGATGATCCACCCACCGGGGTACTCATCCGCACCGACCACTTCATAGTTTTTCTGCTGGCAGTGAATCCACTGACTGGACTCTATCTTACCCCACCCACGAACGTCTTCGATCTGGATCATGAAGATAGTTTCTTCGGTGTCAGTACCTTGCCCACCCTGCCACGCGAACTGTCTCATCGACCGCATCATGGAGGGTGTATAGATTATCTGCCTAGCAGTGCTACTAGGCAACTTGACTAAGTTCCTAATTTGATGAATTACGGTAGTCTGAGTAAAGTTGCCAGTCACGAAATCTACATCCGTTTCAGCTTTCTTGACTAGCGTGCCTGACTGTCCGTACCGTCTGGTCAACGAGTAGAAGGTTCTCCGGAGGGTTCTGGCTAGGTTTGCGTTCAAGGTTTTAACCACGAGTCAAGTATATCATTGTTCCTCTTTAGAGCTACCATTAACTCCCCACGCACGAACTCGTTAAGCTTATCGATTCGGTCTTCCAACCGATCTTCTCGCCGGTAGTCTCGCCAAATAAAGAACAAGAGAATGGCACAGTAAGGGCCAACCTCAGTTAGTATATCGACAAGGTTGAACGCGTCCATCTATCATTCCTTTAAGAGCACACCCGAGGAATCGAACCCCGTAAACACCGCTACGATGCAGCAGCGTGGCCACCATTTGCCTTGGCGTGCGAAATAGGATACAGCCCCGGAGGGCTGTACCCACTATTGACTAGAATTAACCGTTGACGGCAACCGCAAGGCGGGCGTCAAGGATTGCAGTCCCAAGCAACATATCGAAGGTAACTCGCATACCTTGTGCCAGTGCATCGTACTGCATGACAACTCGCATCGACAATCCGTCGAAGCTGGCAACTGCGGAGCTTGCACCCATTCCGGCGGGGACGGGAGACAGTGGTCGGCTGACCAAAGCAATCGCATCGCGCGAGAAGGCCAAGTTTCGGCTCCCAGCAGGGCCGGGGAAGGCCAGTTGGTTGTCAGTCAGGGCCGAACTGAGCGGGCGATCCAACAGGATAGCGTACTCGGTCGTGGTGGTCTTGGTGACAGAGATCACAGTGTAAGTGTGGCTAGCAGCACCTACCCCGAACGTGATCAACTGGCCAACTTGTGGTCCCTTGTTGGCGGCGAAACCATCAACGATAACTTCCTTCGCGTAATTGACAGCAAAGGCCCCCTTGACGTCGCAAGCCATGTAGACGGTAACCGCTGCACCGGACGCAGCCGCACCAACCAAACCTTCGGTCAGGGTAATGTCAGAGGCCGCAGTGTCGGCGGTTGCCGAAGCGATGCGGTGCAGATAAGGCGAACCAGCGATGGTGATGTATTCCCCACCAGCATTCGTCACGTTTGCAATCGCGTTCGTGGCTTCGATTACCGTTGAGCCAACTGCTTCCGCTCCGTCGGTAACACCAACCTCAACTTCTGCACTGCCGATGGCGACGTGAGGGACGTTCTGATCCATGAAGCTATCAAAGCCATAGATGCGACCAACGCTAGCTTCTCGCAGAGCGGTACCTTGGTCACCGCGCTTGTCGGCTTCGACAACAATCTCTGCGCCCAGGGCTGCACGATTGAAGCGGCTGGACATAAGCAAGTAGCGCCCGCCCTTGGGTGCTCGGTTGTCGTTCAGCTTCTGGTCAGCGTCCAGGATGACGTCGTCAACATTCAACGAGGTGATGCTGTTTGCTTCGCCAACTTGGTTTACCAACAGGCGAGCGACTTGACCGGCCAGGACTTGGTCAACCTTTTCTGCCAACTCTCGTGCGGCAGGCTCCATGTAGCGCTCCAGCAAGTCGGGCAATGCCTTCGACATTTCCCCATCCTTGATGACGTAGGATACGTGGAAGTGTTGGTCCAAAGGCACAGAGATGTTTGGGGAAACAGCGTCCTGCGTGGTGACGTTGTCCGCGTCCGTCTTGCGCTTCCCAGCGAAGTCAGCGGGTCGGCTGGTGTTGACTACGTCGCCGTAATCTGCAACCAGATTCGAAAAGTCGCGGTGAACCAGTTGTGCCATGATGGTGTTGCTCATCAAAGTGGCGAGCGCTTCACGGCTCCACACTTCGGGGATCAGCGCCACGTTATCATTCGCACGAGCAATCAATTGAGCCGAAGCAACGGCCAGGAACATGTGAGTCATAGTATCTCTCAAAGTAAAAAAGTTAAAGTTGACGTTACCCGGCTGACCGGTGGTAGACCCGCGTTCGCGGTATTAGAAGCTACGCGGTTTGCGAAGCCCCAGTTGTTGTCGGTATTGTTCTCGGTTGGCGAAGTATTCTTCGTCCGAGATTTTGGACTGATCGACGCGAGTACCGCCTACGACCTTGTTGTTACTCCCGTCTCCGATTCCCTTCGCCACGTTTGAGCGGAAGAGGTTACCATACTTGGAAATATCGTTTTTCATTTCTTCAATGGCCTCTCCAGGAGTCTTCAACACTCGCACTGGCAGCCCATCATCACCCTTGACTTCCATTTCAACTTTGGTAATCATCCGTCCCGTTCGCTCTCCGTTGCCGTCTAATTCTTCGACGACTTTGGCCTTGTTGCCAAGGACCATAATAAATTGCTCAGGGCTGAACGCTCCATGCTCAGTAGCCGCTGCGACAATTTCTCGGTCGCGAGTCGTGGACTCGAAGAGGTTCTTGTAGTAGTCTCGTTGACCTACAGACTCTTCGAGTTTCTTTGTATATTCGGTTTGCTGCTTACGCGACTCGTGAGCAGCCTGTTGTTCTTTCGTTCTCAACTGTGTTTGGACTGAATCCAACTCACCTTGCAACTCGGCTTTCTCCTGTTGGGAAAGTGTGGTGCTTTGCAGCAACTTCTCGTAATTGCGTTCAACGGACTCAAGCTGTTCGCGGACTTTCTTGTTCCGCTTCACAACGATATCGTTGACTTGCTCCTGGGTAAAGGTACCGCCTTTAACAGGGGGCTTTACTTCCGGGGAGCCGTCGTCATCCGGCGCGCCGTCGTCGTCCCCTTCATTTTCACGTGCGATTAAGCGGGGGAGCGACAAAGCAAACAGGATGAGCATAAAAACCTCGTAAAGAGTAAACCTTGAATAGAATCAAGTAGGGGTCGTTCAATATAAACTTGTACGTTGTCAACCCTTAATTACAGTAAAAACTGTAGAAATTCGCAGGTAGGGTTTGATTAGTGCCCACCCTCTTGGGCTGGGGATCATGTTGGAGATATGCTCCTGGGGACCTCGTGCCGTTTCGAATTCTGTTCTCACCGTACCGAACGTCTCCACCTTGTTCAGTGAGGCTTCGAAGTCCATCTGTTCATCCCGGCCAGACAGCAGGGCGTCGGCAATGCAGTAGGTGGCGTGCTCGATGCCGAGGGGCACCGCTGTTTGCAGGGTGCGTGGAAACGCTAAGACCTGGGTGGTGGTCAGCGGGGCCAAGCAGAAGTTAAATTGGTCGATCAGCCGGGTGGCGTGATAGAGTGCTTTCAACTTGTCAACGGTACCGGAGTTGTTCCAGTCAAAAGAGTGAACCTGTGAGGCGTGGTAGATGTTACCACCCTCCACTGTCCCGTAGTAAAGGTCTCCCAGCTTCCCCACGTAGGTATCCGTAGCCGCTGGAGCGCCGCCCAGTTGCACGAAGACGTGGGGGCCTACGACCGTGTACAGATTGTCGTTGGCGCTAGCGACATCAATGTCGTCAGCCCAGGGTGTAGCGTCAAGTGTGACCTTGCCGTATACCGTCAGATTACTCGGGAGTAGTATTTGCACGTTCATCGGCTCCGCTTTGGGGGTTGGTGTCCAGTTCAGGGGCGCCTCTGGCTGCAGGATTGACTGGCTGCTCGCCTTTAGGCGTTTGGGCTACGATTGTCGCTGCGATACGGGCCGCCCGGTCCTTGCGGGCTTGCGCTACGACCTTGGTGGCGTTGAACCCGAGAGCCAGGGATGCGGTTTCGTCATCCACCAGACCGGCTTCGTGGGCTTGGATGATGACGCTCGGATCAGACAGCACGTACTCAAGGCTGTCAATCTCGCCGTACATCTTAGTCAGGGCTTCCGGGGAAACCTTGCCTGCCAGTAGTGCGGTGATAATATGCTTGGCTACGAGCTGCTTCAGTTCACGCCCTGGTAGTTTCTCAACCAACTTCAGGAGTTCTTGCGCCTCCTCGAAACGTGCAGCGTCATCCTTCAGCGTGTAGCGGTCGGGGTAGTTGACGATAGCCGCTTGTGGATTCTCGGTGTTGACATACTCTGCCCAGGCGTGGGCAATACGCCGCTCACCATCCTGCAGCACACGACCGATGAACGACAGACCAGCTTCCAGGCTGCCCTGCCCGACCTTCTTGGCCTCTGCGGACTCTGTGCGGCTCCCTGCCTTGCCTTGGACGGCTAGGTTGACCAGGGAGCGGATGGAGGCTTCCAGTCGATCCTGGAGCTGCATGGAGGCTTCCAGGGGGTCGGTGGACGGATTGATGAACGACGGGGCATTTTCGTTGATCCCGTAGTATCGCCCCTTACCAGCTCCGACTCGCTCGGTTGGGTTTCCGCCTTCTCCCTCTGGCTTCTTCAGGTGGTCTCCGGATGCGTACCCATCCCGTTGGATGACGAGGAAGGGGCTGTTGCTCTTGATAGCATAGTTGATATCATTCGAGATCAGGTTCAAGGCTGCGTGCTGGTACGAAGCCACGTCCTTTAGCAGGGAGTCGCCGATATCCAGAATGACGAACGGCACCTGCTTCAGGCCAGTCAGTACGGGCTCATTCTGACCAGCGTTACCGGCCTTGTCGTAAATCTGGTACCAGACTTGGCCGATCTCATCCTTCCAGATTAGGCGGTAGCTCTGCTCGCTGCCGTTTGGTAGGGTGATGCCCGGGAAGGAGGTCGCCGAAGTTATGTTGTAGTCTCGCAACAGGATGGACTGAAACTGTCCACCCTTGCCACGGGGGGCCCGGCTGTAGCTCAGAATGTCCTCAGCCCTGTAGTAGGTGAGGTAGGGAGGGTAGCTGTTGTCGGCCAGCGTGGGGCCTTCTGGGGGCGCTGCGTCAACGTACACTCCGACACTGCCCATCAGCAACAGTTCGGTCAGCACGTCCTTACCGATGAAGGTGTCCATATCCGAACCCTCACCGTCTACGCCGCCGTCTAGTCCAGCGATAGAGGTCTGGTAGGAGAGCGGCCCACCTGTGCGGGTGACCCCAACCAGGCGCTGGTAAAGGCTGTTCCGAATGTCTAGGAGGGCCGCTTTGGCGAACGTCGGGATTGGCGTCATCCTCTTTCGGACGAGGAACTCAGCGTCGGTCTCACGGTCTCCGAACTTTTCAAGGTAGCGGTCTCGGTAGTCGTCCCCGCCCTGAAACGTATCACGGTAGACTTCCCACTGCGACGAGTCGCGTAGGTAGCCGGGGTGCCGAGATAGTGTGATATTTAGTCCGTTGGGTTTCATAGGTTGTCGCCTGGTGTGATGGTGCGCCCGCTCACGCGGCTGTAGTCTCTTAGGAACGCCTGCTCGCAATAGCTGCCTGCGTGTGCAAAGTGGTCGTCTGCGAGTGATTTGTAGACAGCCTTAGGCAACCCGAGCTGGTCGAACTCATACGTACGCGCGGGTGCCTTGAGGTGCTCTGTGACTACGCCCGGTGTGTTCCCCGGTATCTCAATCATATCGTGGTGAAACCTACCAAGTGAAAGGTCCAAGAACGTCGTGCGGTCTACCGTCAGCGTCGGCACGAGCTGCTCATCTAAAACCTCTTTGATCTCACTAGACACTGTACCCTGTCGGTACTGCGACATCGCGGCGAACCCATGGAACTTCTTGCAGAAGCGTCGGGAGTTCACCGTGTCGGGCGAGCTATCGATTACGGCGAACAGCACCTGCCATTCGCGCATCATGTTTTCTAATTGGTGCCAAGAGTCTGCTGGAACCCGAGCTGTCTGTAATAGTTTCGCCCTGCTGTTCTCATAAGGGAACTTACCAGGTTCTCGGATAAATCTATACTCTGCAATCCAGCAGTCCAGAAACGATCCGACGTCCACTCCCATGTAAATCTTTCGACCAGAAAACTGCGGCCTGTCCGACCCTATCAGTGCCGCTGTCTTGCACTTGTCTATGAGCCCGTCGGTGAGTCTACTACCTTCTGCTAAGTGGGGCTCACCCAGCTTCTGATTCTTAAACTCGATAGCCGATAAGTCGCTGAGCTGTGCCTTGTGGTGGGCACTCGCCATCTCTCCAGGTGTCACCGTAGTTGAAAACATCTGGTTGATATGAAACGATCTGTGCCCCTGGACGTTAGGACGTTCTGGTACCCAGATAGCGCCCTTCATCCAGTCCATCTTGGTCTCGTGTGGCAAGACGGCCTTGCACTGCGAGCAGATGTAGGCTGACTCCTTGCACCGAGGGTCTCCTGGAAAATCTCCTGCTATGATGGCGTTGTCCGGCCACCTCAGCGTTTCTCGCTTTCCGCAGCTCGGGCACTTGAAGTGGAACTTCTCTTTCGTCCCTGCATCATACTGCTTTGATATTCCCCACTCTGGTAGAGTCGGAGTTGACAGAGAGAACATATACTTCTTGAGCTGTCCACTTAGTCGCTCCATGACCAGGTCTAATGTGTTGTCTGCACAGCGGTCAAACTCATCAATGACCGCGCTACTAACGGGGACAGACACCAGGCCGCGCGAGGATACTGAACCACGGATGTAGAGGTTGGCCCGCTTCCGAGTAACCTTGAGCCCTACTGAGTTTACGTTTTTGAATTCATCGACCAGCTCGGGGGACGTTTCGATCAAGGCGTCAAAGCGTGCCTTCGAAAAGTCTCCGGCCAGCCCT